CTTTCGATAAAGGATTTCGACAGATATGTGTCAACCGTAACCGTGTCCAAACCTTCGCGGTTGTCGTTCAACATATCGACGTTCACAAAACCCGGTTCACCGGTATCATCCCAGTACGAGGAACCAGCCGCGGCTTCATAGACACGCCGTTCATGCGACGGGCGCGGGTTTTGCGCCTTGCCCCAAAATTGCGCATCGACAGCTATCGAATTGTTTGCCGACCACAGATAACCGCCTCGCTTGATATCGATAAAATCGATTACATCGCGGTCGTAACAGCTCTTGATCGCGATACGAGCCGAACGCCGTACCCCGCCGACAACGACGCACGCGGCAAGATAATGGTCGATAAACATCGCCTGTTTCCAGGGCTTCATCCCCGCGCCCTTAAGGCTCATAACCTGATACAGTGCGCGGATAAACGGCACCGGGCCGGAAGCCGGGCGGTTTTGTTGCCCGCGCAGCGGCGAGCCCTTTTTGCGTACCTGGCTAAAGTCAAAAACAAAGACCGTGTCTTTATTGTTTTTATGAAAGGCCGCGGTTTCCATTATCATCACGACCTTGGCCCAGCCTTCTGCCGAGTCGTCGACCGTGTGCCAACGCACCCCTTCGGATTCGGCGTCATACTTGTGCAAAGCATCGCTTAAGGTTTCGATCCAGTCCTCATAATCGGGATGACCGCCACGTCCCTGGTTATCCGCGGCTTCAAGCACAAACCGGCAGTTCGGCAGATAGTCCCAGTCAACAAAACAAATGTCAGAACTGAAATCACGCCCTACCCCGCACCCCTTCATCAGCAACAGAAACGATGCCCACGAGAACATCGCTGACGTGCAATTGTAGAAGAGCTCAGCTTTTTTAGTCGGCTGGTCAAGATCACCGTGTTGCACATGTCGACCGCTAAACGGTACCACACCGGATAAAGCCGACTTTAACAAGTATTGATGTTGAAGCTCTTTTGTCAAATCACCATCAGGCAGTAGCGCGATATTTCCGGCAACGACTTCGGTTATCCGTTGTGCCCAGTTCTGGTAACTGCCATCCTCATTGCGCCGGGCATACTTGTCGCGAAACACCGAAGCCGGCATTCCGTCCGGTACATCAAATACGCGCTCTTCCATTTGCTTTCCTCACAGTTTTTGCCGCCCGGGCTTTACAAGGGCAAGCCGCGCCCGCGGTACACACGCCTCCCGCAAGAAGGCATCGAAAAAGATCAACACACAGTCCCAGCGCGGAAACACCGCCACGCAGTAACCGTAGTCAAGCCCAAAGGCTTTGAGCGCAGGTGGGCGCATCATCATGAAAGTCGGAAACTGGTTTTGCCGCGCTATCATCAGCGGCTCCCGGTCGTATTTTACTGCTTGGGTCAGCAACACTTCCCAGAACTTACGCAGCTTACCGGTATCCTTGAGTATCCCGGACAGCACATCAAGGTTTGCATACGCCTTGCATTCGACAATAGCATAGTCGAGAAGCCGTTCCCCAAGGGCGGCTATCGCAGATACATCCCCCGCGCCGGCATGCTGAAGCACCCCGCGGTTTTTCATCGCTACGGTTGAACGCCCCCCGCTCATCGCGCTTCGCCAAAATACATCTTCCCGTTCGCCGCTGCTAACCCATAAGCTTAGCCGCTTGCAAACTTCACGCTCAAAAGTCGAACCTTTGGCTTTACCGCCACCCGAACGCACTGCTCAATCCTCTTATGTCACACCGGGCTCAACATCAAAGCTTTTCCCTCACCCGCTGTTGTGCCGCAGATACAAGCCCTTGCGGGTCATGAAGATACGACCCATCGTGGTCTTTTATCACGGTTATCACACCATCGAACGAACCGCGGTCAAGGGAATTATGATCAATAAAAAAGATACGACGTCCAGTTTCACTTGCACGGGTACGCAAGCACTCCAAAAGATCATCGATACCTTCAGCCGATAAACCCCGGGTCGGTTCATCGATAACCTCAAAATCCGGTGAGAGACCCGAACGGGCCAGCAGTACTTCGGCGAGGCCAAAAGTGACAGCGAGTTGCCAACGCTGGCTTTCCCCGCCGCTGTAACTTTCAAACGGCACCGCTTCGCGCTGTCCCGGTGGGTAGAGCAAAACCGAAAAACCGTGCGATACCCCGCCGCCTTTCTTTTCGCGTTCGGTAGCAAACCGCACTTCCCAGCCATCAAGCCCTAATGATTCGGCGTGGCGGTTTGCCGCCACCTCAAGTTCGAGCAAGGTATCATCGAGCTGCTCGAGCCGGATATCACGGAACCCGCGCTGCCAGAACTTGTATATATCGACAAGCCGGTGTTGCTCAGTCAAACGCTCGCGCAAAGTTTTCGCGGTCCGTTCGGCCTTCGCCCGGCGTTCGTGCATAAGCTCAATCTGCCGGGTAAAGGTGTTCACCCGGTTTTCCGCAGCATAGAGGTCCTTATCGGCCCATTCCTGGTTACGTTCGGCCGCACGAAGCTCACCGCGCCGCGCATCGTCCTCACGCACCGCGACAGTATAGCTTTCAAGGTCTTCCTCAAGCTTTTCGATCCGTTTTTCGGCCCGCATGATGGCCGCTTCAATATCCTTGATGCCGCTTTCGGTTTGGCGAATCTGTTCCCGCGCCAATTTTATTGCGGCATTGATATCGGCAACCTTTTCGGCCCGGTGTTTATCGGTTATCGCGGCGCCGCATTCGGGACATATCGGGTCGGTGGAATTTTCGTAAGCATCCCAGCGTTTTTCGAGCACCGCAATTTCCCGTTCCGCCTGAGCTATCACCGCCCGGTCGGTTCCTAGGGCCTTTTCATACTTTCTGAGCTTGCTGCGCGCCTCCTCCGCCTGCGTCCGTTTGTCCGCCCCGCCTAGGGCCTCCTTTGCCTTGCGGCTAGCTTCGGCCGCCCGGCGGGCCTTCTCCGTACTACGGGCCGCCGTGGCGGCTTTTTCGCGGGCTTCCTCAACAGCGTGTGCCTTTTCCTCTTCAAATTTCTCTGACTCAGCTTCAAGATCAGTTATCTGGGCTTTTGTGGTTCCTAACACCGCCGAGGCGGATATCAAACCGTTTTCGGTTTCACGGGCTTGCGTTTCCGCGGCCCGGCCCGCATCACCTGCCTTATCCGCAGCAACAAGCCAGCGATCAAGATTCAATGCCTCGGAAAACATACGTGACTTTTCTTCCGGCTTCAAACTGAGAAACAAATCATTAAATTGATCGATCACAACGGTACGATGCAATGCGGCATCGGTTAGCGGCAACAGATCATCAATTTCACGCTGCTCTACCTTTTGCCCATCAAGAAACAAACCATTCGGGTTGCGAGTACGAACGACAATATGTTCGCTGCCGCCGAGAGAAAATGCGACCGATACCTCGGTTTTCTTACCAACCACATTCCAGTTTTCGACCGCGGAACCGGGGCGCTGCGAACGCGATACACGACCGGTTAGCGCCCAGGAAATAGCTTCATCAAACAATGTGGACTTACCTGCACCGTTTGATCCCAACCGGGGTTCGGCATCGTTACGCCCGCGGATAAAATAAAGACCCGCCGGTAACCGATCAAACTCGAGTATTACCGGGGTTGCTACACCGCGAAAATTAGCAACACCGATGCGGGAAAGTTGAAAATCCATTTAGCGCAATCTCCCCCTTCCCCAGCAACGTTCAAAGGCGTCTAAATCGCCTTTTACAAAGAACTCCTTGGCGCACACAGGATAATACGCCGGGAAGTTCTCGAGCAGAAACCGAATTTGAACGCGCACCGGTACGCAATACCCTAGCGGAACCCCGCCCGCCGCGTGCAGACCTTTGCGAAGAATTCCGACAACCCCAAGCAGTGATTCCCCGCTTCGGTGGTAAGGTCGTGAACCCGCACAAGGCTCAAGATAGCGGTGAATGTACGAACCCGAGCGTATCGGGCTGGCTTCCTGGGCCGCGTAGCGCGCAATGGCCACAGCGTGGGCCGCGTCCATCTGTCCTCCCCACATAAGAAGCCCGACATACACTAACCACGGCACCGCGCCGAACTGCATAGTTGGACCATGTTCTTCACCCCTTCAGTTGAACAAACTCGGAAAGTCGTTTTTTCTCCTCCTCGGTTAGCTCATCATTAAGCGTACGAAACACTATTTGGGCTTCGCTTATTTCCGCCGTACTTAATCGCAAGGGAAGGTAGTTATCGGCAGCAAGTCGATAAAGCTGTTGGTAATACCAGCGAGCCGACTCAAGGCTGTGCGCCGGATCCTTATCGCGCCGCAGGTACCGCAGCACACAGCCGGCGGCGAAAGGTATAGCCCAGCCGAGGCGCAACATCGTATCCCACGGCTGTTCGCCTTCGCCGTAGTGCGCTTTACGGACACTACCATCGGCACCCGGAGTATCGCGGTTCGGGAACACCCGTTCGTTAGACACCACTCACATACTCCTCCGGCAGGGGCGCTACCCGTTCACCGGGTATCAGTTTGCGAAGCTGAACCCAGCCGGTAAGGTTGCCGTGCAGGTGCGATTGTAACCAGCCAACGGCGGCGCCGTGTTTCTTGTGGGTGGTCAATTCATCGGGTGTTGCTTGGTGTTCGGCCGGTGAAGCATGGATAGGTTGCGAGCCGACAAGGCGATCATATAATTTCAGATCTTCCTCAACGGTGGGCCGTTTCTGCGTCTCAAAGCTCATATACGAAAGCCGAGCACATCGGGCAACCGATATTTGCTGAAGTACATTATTCACAAGGTCAGGAAACTTAACAGAAGTTCTCCGCTTCTCAAACCGTTGAGAATCAGAAATAACGCATTTTATCACTTCCCGCTCATCAACCCTTTTATCGATAAACGGCAAATGCCATTCCCCATGCAATAGCGGCACTGGGGTACTTTCGTTCCAACCGCGCCATTGAGCTTCAGCAAGCGCACGGATTTCTGGCTGTGCCACTTTATCGAGCCGTAACCCGAAGAAATTCATCCAGCCTTCGGTAGTGCCGGTCACCAAAACATTCACCGGCAGAAAAGGCTCGATAACCCGATTCACAATAGACTTGTGTATACCAAGCTCCACCATATCCTCAGCTATTGATACCGCCTGAATAGCGGCAATATCCCAATAACGTTGAGCTGTTTGATAAGGCGACAATACTCTGCCATAAGAAACCTCTTTTGACAATTCTTCACCGGAAGACATACCTTTTTGTTCGGCACCCCAATGTACCGGTTGAGCCCGCAACTCAGGATCACGTACTATCTCTAGATTCTTTGCTACCGGTATCGCCCGCGAAGACGACACCGAAAACGAAAACGAACGGTGCCGACAGTGTTCTGCATGGACAAATTTCGGGTATGCGCACAATGCGGTATGAAGGCGGATGCCTTCGGGGCTAATCGAATCAAGGATTACCCGTGAAGTGGGGATCATAACTTATCCGACCCATGTTGCTGTTTTAACTGCATGCCGTTCATTCCAAGAAGCAAGCGCCAGAGCCTCGCGTATTTCATCGGTTGCATTTTCACCGATCTGAATTAGCGGGCCAGAAGCATCACACTCCGCGCAATGGGCACGTGTCTCATGGTCACCGTTGAACTTTTCTACAGTGACAAATACCGGTACTTCATCGCAACCGCAAAACGGACAAGACGTTATCTTGATGGCTTTATTGCCCTTTGCCATCAGGTTTTCCGCCACTTCAATTTCCGCTGCTCTTTCCAGCAACGCTGCGAACGACGGCAAATATCTTCATAAGCCGAAGGAAGGTTGCGGTTATTAATAGGTGAACGGGCACGACGCAAACCGACAAGTCCTGCATCGGCAAACCACCGGCGGCGTTCCTGGGTAGTACGCGGAAACCTTAACAAGAATCAATTCTCCCCTGCTATCAGCTCATTGCCTATGCGGATATGTTCCTTGCTGCCTTTGTGGCGCTTTGCATAAGCCGAGACAAGTTCGGAAGGGTTTACTACCGCGCGCACCGGTTCCCCGCCTTCACGGGCCGCCGTATCGCCTGTATCGCGCTGCCCTTCAACCGGTATCGCCTCGGTACCACACAATACCCACCCGGCACTTTCGGCAAACTTTTTTATCTGCTCGCGATAGGCACGCCACTCGACATACTCAGCCCGGCGCAGAAAGCACCGTGCCTTCACATGGTCGCCACGCCGAACCTGGTCAACTTCCCTCAACTCGTCCGGGCTGCGGATCGCTATCGTTACCTTGCGCGGGGCCGGAAAGTGAAGATCGCTGCGGTTTCCTTTGTCATCAATACGGATCAACCGCGGTTCAAAATCATCACCGAACCGGGTATGATAAGGCGCACCGACGTATTCTATACCACGACGGACAATTTGCGGTACATGGATATCGCCGGAAAGGCAGTAACCTTTAAAATCATCAAGATAACCAGGATCAACACCGGTCATTGTGGTACCGTTTTCCGATACCGCCCCGGTGAAGGTAGCATGCGTAAATAGGTAGTCAACAGCTTTCAGTTTTGACACCACCTTGTCCCAATTTTCTTCGGCAGGGACAAGATAACCGTTCCCTATCGAAAGGTCGTGTCGTTCAGGCGCGGTGATAAAAAATACATCGCGGCGTTCATTGTCGAGAAAATTGAAAAACGGATGGTCACGATCAAAATAATCGTGGTTGCCCATCACGATATAGATCACAAAATGATCTGCCAACAGATCAATAGCTTTGTGCAGCCGGTTTACTAGGCGCGCATCATGCCGGTCCTTGGCATCGGTCAGATCGCCGCCGATAACCAGTTCATCCGCTTTTTGTTGAGGAAGCCATTCCTCTAGCAACTTCCAGCGGTATTCATCCGCCGGTTTCGGGTTTAAATGAAGATCAGCGGTAAAGATAAGGGACATACCGGCCTGCCAAAATTGCACTGCCCTCGTCTATACGACGTGCCGGTAAAACCTTTCATGGGTCTTGTTTCTGATGGCCGCCTCACGCATTCTTTGACACGCCTCGGGTGACCGCCGCACCCGCAATGCCGGCGGGCCTGGCCGCGGGTCTAAAAGTTCTTTTTCTATTTCGATAAAGGTACGATCCGCCTCTAAAAGCTCGCCGCCGACATAAATCAAGCGGTAGCCTTTATTCGGTACCGCTACAATTGTCCATTCTTCGGCAAGTTTTCGGCGCAAACGGGTCGCGTTTATCCGTAACGAATTTTCCGATATCTTGAGGCGGGCACACAACGCATCCGCGCTAATAATTTTATTAACGTGCTCGCTTAAAGCAAAAAGGAGGTTTACCTCTTGCGGGGTGGGCTGGTTTTTACAAAAGACCTGTTTACCTTCGACCCCCGCAGCCGTAATGACCGCAATTGCAAGTTCACCGGACATCGCCACCCCACAGTATGACACACTACAACGAGGCGGCTAGAATGTGGTACGGGGCCGGGCCTAAACCCGCAAACCCCGCACCCCTGTTTTGCCGCACCGTCCGCCCAGGGGCTCTTGTTCCGGTTACGCCGACAGCCGGCTCGATAACTCGGTTTCACCCCGGAAGTGAGCAACAGGGTGGTGTTGCCCAGCAGAGAGATTCACTGCATTTACGTCCGACTTGGCACGTTATATAGCCAACACCAGGCGCAATTGCAAGTTCCATTTATAGCCTCTCGCGATATCGCGGTCTTTCCGGGTGTATTGTTTTCGCCTCTGCGACTACCGCTTCCAAATGAGTGGCGAATGCTTCCACTTCATCAGCAATAATCGACCATATTGCCGGATAACGTCCGCCTTGCGCTCCGCGATAGCCTTTTGCGACCCGCCTCAAAATTGGTGCTACATCCTCAATGTTAGTAGCAGTCAACAGCCCGAACGACACTTATCGCCTCTTTGTGCGAACTTCATCCATAAACCGTCGCTCGATATCGCGCCAGATGCGCTTCACTTCAACAGCAACACGGTCGACCTCGTCCCAGTATTCATCATCGGACATGGAAGCCAAGTGCTTTTTGTATGTGTCGCGCTTCACATCGAACACTTCATCCCAGGCCTTTACCCCTTCGAGAAAGTCAAGGCTGGAAAGCATATCATCGATGCCATGCCCGAAGGTAATGGTAAAGTCGCAAGTACGCCGCGGGATCGATATCTTGCTCTTTGTGCACTTCGCCCGGATATCGATCCCGGTTACCCGCTTCACCCCGCCGCGGGTTTTTTCTACATCGCCGAGATGCGACAGCCATAATATCTGGCTGGCATAGAAATTCAGCGCATCGCCGCCCGAACGGGTCTTCTGCGGAAACATGCTGCCGATCTTAGAGCGTGTCTGTGATATGATGATAAGGCACATCTGCGATGCTTCAACATCCGACACTTTTTGCCGAAACAACTTGCCGAGCTGTTTCGGCTTTGTGCCGCCGTAGCTGCCTTCGTTGAACTTGAGTTTCAGCTCGGCTTCATCAGCCAAGGCATCAAGCGAATCACAAATGTAGATGGAGGGAATATGCGCCTTACGGGTTTCATCGATACACCGACCAAGGTCTTCAAAAAAATCCTCGACCGTGGCGAACTCGTCCGGTGCTAGCCGTTCAACGCGATCAACCGGCATGCCAAGAGCGGCAGCATAATCGTCGTCAAAAGCGGATTCTGATTCGCGATAAAAGATCCTTCCTCGGGGCCACTTCTTAGCGAAATTTGCCATCGCCTCGATAGCAAGCAAGGTTTTTCCCGAGGAAGAATCCCCTACAAGGTTTGCCACGCGGCCTAGGGGCCAACCCCCGCCAAGGACGCAGTCTAAGACCACCGCCCCGGTAGGAATAAACTCCAGCGGGCTTTTTTGGTCGACGAAGTAGTTGCTCGATTCTTCGACGACCGCAGCATCATCCAAGCGTTCGCGCGGCAACGCCTGCTACTCCCTACTCGCAAGGCGCGCCTTCAACCGTTCAGAGCGCTCGTTATCATCATCATCACGGTTGCTACCGCGGCGCCCGCGGGGCTGTTCCTCCTCCTCATCACGCAGCCGTTCGCGGTTGCGCGGCTGTGGGCGTTCCTCAGCGGCCTGTTCTTCGCGGCGGCTGTTTCCCCGTGCGGAAGCTTCCTCCCTATCGTGGCCGTTCGTGGCGCGGCGGGAAGCACGGTCTTCACGTTCCTCGTCCTCAACACCCCTACCGCGGGCACGCCGGCCGTCCTCAAAAGGGATTTCGTCGTCAAGTTCCTCCGAAAGCTTAGTGCGGGGCGGCTTGTCCCGCGGTTCCTCATCACCCCCGCGGTCGCGTTCACGTTCACGGGAACGGGCCGCCGGGCGCTCCTCATCGTCTTCACGACGACTGCGGGCCGAACGGCGATCGCTATCACCTCCATCATCGTCATTATCGGCGCCGCGCGAACGGCTACGGCTTGACTGCCGTTCCTCGGGACCACTGTCTTCATTATCGGCATCACGGCGGGAAGTAAGGCGGCGCGGCTCATCATCATCATCCTGGGCGCGGCGACGCTGTAACGGGCGGTCCTCTTCCTGCACTACCCGGCGGCGGGACGGACCTGCATCGTCATCACCATCGTCTTCATCACGCGAAAAGCGACGACCCTGCGTACTCGGTCGATCATCATCATCGTCATCACGACGCCGTCGCGATTCCTCCTTCGGCTTACCGTAAAACACTTCCTCAATACGCTCGGGTGTATAAAAATTCAGGATCGTGTCCAACGGGCGCTCACTAATCTCATCAAGCCAATCATCAACCCGCCGGGTATTGTCCGAAAGCGGACTTGGGTCACGCGACACCTTAAAACCGCGATAGCGAGTGTTGTTCCGGCCGGTGCCCTGTCGGGTGAACTCGATGTCGTACCCGTCGTCAGGATCAACGATATTTACCAAACTTTTGGTACGGTGGTTGATGCACTGTGATGCGATTTCGGAATCTGTCGACCCGGAAGCCATATAAACATAGATGCCATCCTTTTCGGCATCGCGGTCGATAACGTAATAAATGTAGCTGCGCTTTGGTAAAAGCTGATATTTATCCTCTTTTGAAGCACGCGAACCGAGTTCGTACAAGGCCTCGCACACCGGGCAGCGGTCATACGGTGAACTCGCGTTTTCTTTCAGGCACAAATAGCGTTGGTCTTGCGGCCCGACCCCGTAATGAATAAAGATCTCAAGGCCAAAATGCCGCTTCGGGTTGTTTTTGAACGTCGGCGGCAAAATACGCAGCGCATTTGCGCCTTGCTTTGCTGCATAGATTTTGACGTCCTTAAACAAGTTATCGAAGAGCGAACCTTTTCTATCGGCCCGTTCCTGCATATCCTCGTATGAGGGCGGTGTGTAATCGAAACGCTTGCTATTGGCCACAGTGTTCCTCGCTTTCCTTACTGTGATCGGCGCAATCCTTGAGAATGCGTCGCATGTATGCTTGTTTAACCCGATAGTAACCCGCGGCGAATGCACCGCCTAGGAGGTACGCTATCGCAATAAGTCCCACAATGCTTGCAGCGATGGTCAGAACGACAAAACTAATTCCCACGGCGCCTCTCACCGACGCGCTCGCGTGCATCACGTCTTTCGGTAGGGGCAAACGAATCGGAGTAGTTCCGCATATTTGCAAGTTGGATCATTCCACGCAATACGTCACCGCGTTGCCGATAAGATTCAAGCAGAGCTTTCCACCTATCGGCATCAAGACAAGCGGCAAGATAATCGCGCTGCGCCTTATGATAATCCGGTTCGCGAATAAGCTGCGCCTTCACCTGTGGCTCGGTTATCTTTTCACCATCGGCGACAGCGTTGTCGCGAATATCCTTATCCAGTTCCGCGGCAGTACGCTCAAGCATAAACTTTGCGGTGTCTCGAACATCAATAGCCCGGGCATGCGCTTCACCGACATGCCAGAAGTTATGCGGATGAGCAACAAGCTCTTCATCAAGCCGATCACGATTTATCTGTAGCTCGGATCGCAATACCTTAAAATCATCAGTATCGCTAGTCAGGCTACGCGGCATCACTTTATCTCCAGCTTAACTTTGCGAGTAGTTACCGGCGTGCTAGGGATTATACGCAGATTTGCTTTAGCCGAACAGTGACCTACCCACAGCAATTACCACAGGGGTAAAACCCTCGCCGCCAGTAAACGGTGTCGAAAAATTATCCAATATCTTGAGGGCGCCGCACACCGCCTTCTCATCCTTTGCGGTGATTGCGATCTTGGCAAAGTAGGCCGAAACGACCTTACGAATGGTTTCCGGGCTTTCATCCGATGCAACGATCCCCTCAAGAATCGGTCGCACCTTTTGCCAACTCCAGCCGGCGGCTAGAGCCTTCGCTAGCTCATACCCGTTTCCACCCAACTCATCGTCAAGATCAGATATCAGCCGTGCCGCTTCCGCCCTATCCGCGGCGCTAAAACACACAGAAAGGTTCGATAGCGCGCGGCGCGGCGAACCTTCGGCCTGCCGCGCACACAGTTCGAGCACCGCACGCGGGGTATCGAACTTTTCGGCTTTGACAATATCCTCAAGATAATCAACCAGCAGCGAAGCGGCTACCGGACGCAACACGTAGGAGGAACACCGCGACTTATTGATCGTATCCGGTACCTTACGGATATCGGTTGTGCACAGAAAAAAGTAGACCCATTCGGGTGGCTCTTCGAGGGTTTTCAAAAGGGACTGCCAAGCCTGACCCGATAAGCTGTGGCACTCATCAATGATAACGGATTTTGTCGGATTCTTATCAAGCGACAGCGGGCGATACATCAACGCCTCGGTTACCGCCCGCATGGCATCAACACTACTATGCGAAGCCGCATCCATCTCAACAAGGTTTGCACCTTTTGAACCGACGTACGCAGCGCCTATTCGCGATAACGACGTCTTGCCGCAACCGGGCGGCCCCGTAAAGAGAAACGCATGGCTTGTGTGGTCATCAAGCGCCCGCTTGTACGAACGCACAATGTCCTCTTGCCCGATCACATCCTTAAAACGGGCAGGGCGGTAACGGTTGATAAGCGACTCACTGCTCATTTGAACTCTTCCGGACGTTTTGGCCACCCGAGCCGTTGCACAGAATTATAGGTTCCCAACGAACGTGTATCGGCCCAGGTAGGACCGTATTCTATCTCGACAGACAACGGTACGCAGATCCAGGGAAAGGCACTGCCATCAAGCATCGCATCGAGAATAATAGGGGTGCATTCCTCGAAATCCTTTTCGGTGTCAAAAATAAACGAAAGATCGTCATGAAGTTGCAAATTTGGTTGCAACCGCGGATCGCCCATCTTCGATAAACGGTTCATCGCATCCATAACAATACGGTTTGTCGCACCTTGGATCGGTGTATTTACAATTTGCCCCCGGCCTAACGGAGCATGCCGGCGCAACCCGCCTAAAAGCTGTACATAACCCAACTCATCGAATTGCTTGATAAGCGTATCCTGCCATTTCTTCACCAGGGCAAAATAATCCCAGAAAGCTTTATACATCGGTTCCATAAAACTATCTTCAACCCCGAACCGATGCGCCGTTGTGTGAAGCGATGCAGTGTAGAAAAGTGCAAAGACAAAATCATTCTTCACCTTTTTACCGCGAAAATCCTTTAACGCAACCGGGTCATCAACAAATTGTTTACCGCCGACCCAATCTGGGTTGTGCCGGGCAAGCCGTTTCGCCCATTCAAGGTGGATATCGTAGTCCTCCCACAATGCATGGCAATATTTTGGATCGCGGGAAGCACAGGCGATCATTCGCGCATCGATCTGCCCTTGGTCAAACTTTGCGAAAATACCGCCGCGCTTTTGTATTTGGCTGCGAACCCGTTTTCCCTCTTTCGAGCGCACGGGCACATTTTGCAGATTAGGGTCTTCACATTGCAATCGACCAGTTTCGGTAAAACAAGTACCAAAACTGGCGTGAAGGGTATGGTCAAACACTAGTGGCGAGTCAACACTAAACGGATCAACATATGTTGATTTCAGTTTTTGCGCCTCACGCAAAGCTATCACCGCAGCCCCAATTGGCGACTTTATTGCCTTTAGCACTTCCTTTGTTGTAGACCACCCGTTACCCGGCTGCCCGGTTCTGTCCTTTAGAATATCGCGCAGCATCGTTGCTACATCAGTAGTCGATAACGGGTTGAACTTAGCGCCGGTCACTTTGCGAAAGGTTTCAACATCCGGCAACGCGTCGATAACCTTGCGGGCCGCGGCTATCTTCCGCTCATATTCACGCGATAGCTGTTCATTCACCTCGGCATCAACCGGGAAGCCTTTAAGCTGGGTCAAAACCACCGTGGGGATCTGCTCAAGCTTTTCCCTGTAAACTTCCGTAAGCCCTTCCTTGCGCAGACGGTCCTCCTGCCGGCCAAACAAAAGCCTATGGTATTTCGCATCAACCGCGTTGTAAGGCAGGATAGCCGATAGCGGTTCATCGATCATACGGGCCTTATTAAGCCCAACCCCGCGTTTAATATTGAGCCCGAATTCCTGCAAAACCAGAAACTCAAGAGATAACGCACCAGGTTTGGTTTCCCCCACACGTTCATCCAAGGAAAAAGCACCGGTAAGGCTATCCTCCCAGCGCACACCGTGGGCGTACCGGTTACCGTAAAGAAAACAGGTTACCTCCATTTCGTAAGAAAGGTTGTGAACCGCCTTGCGGGCCGGCGATAGCAGAAATTTAAGCCACGCCTCTTCGATGGTTTTAAGCTGTGCCGCGGTCCAGCCGGCATGAGGGTGGCGCCAGCCAAAGGCTAGCGTCTCATCCGCAACCGATACCGCAGCGGACAAAATACGGAACTCTTTCGGATACGGACGTAAATGGGTAGCTTCGTAGTCGACCCCTGCAATATCGCAGGTACTCGCGTAATCGAGAAATTCGAGCACATATGCAAGATCCTTTCCCGAACGCCCCTCGATACAGGTGACAGCGCGTCGGGCCTCCTCGGGTGTATGTACAACCGGCGTTGGCAAGCCGTCTTTTATCTCAGCAAAAGCACGGCGCATATCGTGTTCAAACGCAATCTCGTTATCGGATTTGCGGCCGCGACGATCGTCATTTGTGCCAAGAAAAAATTTCGGATGCTGAAACGCAAAATACCAGTATGTGTGCTTTCCGACCTTTACTGGGAATCGTCGTCCTCGCCACATTTCTATAGGCGGCGGACGCTGCGCCCAGACAAGCGGAATATCTCCCATCCCGAATATCACCGCCGGCTGGGTATCATCCAAGTCACCCTCAAGTTTCGGGCGGCAACACTCTATTTCGACCTTATCGGGGCGTCGGTGTTCCGGGGTTGCGCATCTGATCGTGTTTGACCACCGCACATCGGAGCGCACTTCGCGCGGCAACTGTTTGCGGATATAGCTGCCGACCTCATCCGAAAACGGCCACCCTTCCCTATCGTCCTCTTTACCGGGTGCTTCCCCGATAATATAAATGAGCGGTTCTTTACTTCCTGATGGCTTCATCTTCGGTGAAGCGATATCGGCCTTGTTCAGCGGGCAGCCGCGGCATCCGAGCTTATGCAAAAGGTCATCGCTAACGCGAGCCTTTGCCGGCGCACGAACTTTAGTGCCCGACGCAAAAAAGCCCATTTTATATCACCTCGGCTTTATAGAAAAAACCGCCCTTTGCATTTATACGGTTCAGGGCCATTTTAGCGTATTCAGAGTTTAATTCTATCCCGACGCAATTACGATGAAGTATACCGGAAACAAGGCCGACGGTACCGGAACCGAAAAACGGGTCAAGCACCGTACCGCCCCTAGGGCACCCGGCACGAATACACGGTTCTACCAGTGTTTCAGGAAAAGTGGCGAAATGGGCTTCCTTGTAAGGTACGGTGGCTACGGTCCATACTGAACGCTTATTACGGGTTTCCGCAATGTCACCATCAACAGTGCGGGGTTTTGCAGAAGCACGCCCTAATTGGTGTCCACCTGTTTTACCCGTGTTGAATTGACTACCTTTGAATGACTTGGGTGTAGTGTCCTTAAAGAAGCCACCGGTAACTTTGTCTACTAAAGAACGCTCTTTAATCGCGTCTGCGTCAAAGTAATATTGCTCATTTTTACTAAGCAGAAACAAATACTCATGCGCTTTGGTGCAGCGGTCGGTGACGCTCTCGGGCATCGGATTCGGCTTCGACCAGATAATATCTTGCCGTAGATACCAGCCGCTCGCACGCAACGCGAAAGCCACCATCCACGGAATACCTATTAGGTCTTTCGCCTTGAGGCCGATCGCTCCGTTCCGAACCGGTGCATGGTCACCTCTGCCGACCTTTCCGTCAGAACTACCACGGGATTCACTTTGTAAGTCCACACATGCGCTCGCCCGCCCGCCACCTTGATCGTAAATGTAGCCGTGCTTTCCGCTATCACCGGGCTTGTGCTGCCCTTTGCGAGCGTCTCTCGCGTAACTGTCCCCCAAATTTAGCCACAGGGTTCCGTCCGGCCGTAGAACACGATGAACCTCGGCAAACACTTTCACAAGTTTACCCACATACTCTTGCGGGGTCTTTTCAAGACCTACTTGCTCATCATTCCGGTGTGCACCACATACACACAACTTCATTTTCTCAATTCCCGAAACACCATCACGATTTCGCGGTGATGATTCTTTTACAATACCATCAGCACGCCCGCTGCCAAGCCGAACTATAGATTCATGATTACAAGATGGATCGCCGCCTTCCCACGTTTCCGGTACCGTAATCCCGCAACCCGTAGTAAGGCGGTGATGTAATACAGCAATGAACCGATTTATCCGGTAGCTGGGAAAGCTTTGTTAGAGCATCACCAACTAGGATCCTTATCGTGTTCACGACTATTTCGTGGCAATGATGTGGATGAAATCCTTCGGGCCGGCCAAAACCAAGCAATCACGGGTTAACCGCAGCCGTTCGCGCCCTTCAAGCCCGCGCTTGAGCAAGCCGGTCGGAACCCGAACAACAAGGTCCTGTTGCCCTTCGGCACCTTCGAGACGGATAGCATCATCTATCTGCCCTTCCGGGGTTTCGGCAAACAGGTAGAGCTTTTCCCCGTCCTTCACCTCAACCTCGATAGGTGCAGCCTTATCGACAAGCACCAATGCCCGATCAATAGCCGAAACTAGTCGTTCCGGCACCGGAAACCCAGGATCATTGCCAACATAGCCGCGAACCATACTGTGAAAATCGGCTTTCTCGTCATCCTCAACAAGCCGGCCAAACAACAGCATCCCGGCATTCAGCGTAGCAGTCAATGCTATCGTGCCCACACAATACACGCTGTTTTCATCAAAAATGATGGTGCTTTCCTTTTGGTGCCTTGCCTTGACCTGTTCGCAAAACTGGGTCGGCATGATAAGTCTGTTGCGGGAACCGATAAGATCAGCGGCACCGGCCATCGGTTTCCAAGAAATCGTATTAGAATCGGTTGTGTACAGATCGGCATCCGTACCGGAACGAATGACCGTGATACCGCGTTGTTCGGCTTCCGTTACCTTGTCGGAACTAGCGGAAAGCAATACAAGATCGATAGCCGCGCACAGTTCCTCCCCAATACCGAACCCGGTACCCTCCGGCACCTTCGGGGTCCAGAACCACTCCTCGATAGGGCGCAGGGCAAGTTTAATGATCGCGCCGCCGCCTTTCATCAATAGGTTTTTGTCCGGCCCCTCCTCAACCGTTATCGTTTCGGCACCGGTAGTTTCAAGGATACCGAGCAGCTTATCGCCGCGCACCCCGCCGCGAAACTCAGTCGTAAACTCGACCTGAATTCCAATAACATCATCGTATGCCGAAATATGCGTACCGGAAAACCAGATATGGGATAATTCCTCAACCTGGTTTTTGTTGCTTGAAAGGGCCGGTGCGACAGCCCTTACCGCCGAAAGCAATTCGGCTTTGTTGATCTTCACTGCGATTCCTCCGTTGGGTGCGGTAGTCGGTTACTAATAACCATACGCAGGCCGTCAAGCGGTTCCGCACTCTTATGAAAGGCTTCGCACACTGCCGGCGGTAAGCTACTTAAGGCAGTCATAACTTCCGCCATCGCGGAAAGCGCCAATTCACCGACACCGACAACCTGACGGTTATGATCGAAACTCCATTTCATCATTGCAGCGACACATTGCCGAGCCTCGGCGACCTTAACCGGGTCTTCATCATCCATTTCGCGTAGCGCTGCCCACATCCACACAAGGGCCGGGGCGTGCTTATCGCGGCCGAGAAGGACAAATAAAGGCTCATCCGGGTCCGCGTTTGCATAACAGTCAAACGGACCCGGATTGCGCTTTGTGGCCATGTTTTAACAACCCCCCATAAGGCAACTTGTACCCTGCGGTTATACGCCGTTCGGCAGTCCTAATTCGGCAAGTACAGAGGGAGGAAAAGCGGCAAAAGCACGGCGCCCTGATATCCACAAGCAATCGCCAATTTTCACATGTGGGAGTGCTTTCGCCGCGTAATACGGGTCGAGCAATGTTTCATCAGGCAACACCGCGGCCTTGCCTACCCCGTATGGACTACCGGGTGGGATTAAATCAAGAGGCGGTAATTCCGGTGAACCCGAAAGCAATTTCCCATGCGGGCATAGGAAGCGCAGGGCGGTTGCCACGATAGCGGAAGCCGAAGGCATGCCGGATACCGCAACCGCTACTACTCGCGTTCTACGGCGGCCACACAAGCCCGCTAGCACCGCCGCGGCAGTAAGGCCGGAACCGGTAGGTACGATAACCCGCCGCACCCCTTTCGGAATGTTCTCACACTGCCAAACGGTATCGCGAAATGCCGCGTTTGGATCCCAGCGCACGACACGGCCTATCTCACGCGCCCTATCACGAGCGCGTGAACGGACAACCGAAAGGTAACCCGGTCGAATTTCAACCAGCTCCGCACCCATATCGGCAGCATAGCGTGTCGAGGAAGTGCGAACGGCTCGGGCCGGTACATAGACGACAGCCGGCACCTTGTAATGTTTACCGGCAGCGGCGACATAGACCTGCATTGCACTGTCAGCCGAACAGCCGACAATCATCGTAGCACCAGGGGCCGCCTCAGCCATTTTTACGTATTGCCGAACCTTGCTGCCGGTTGGGCCATCTAGACCGAACTGGGCGAAGCGATCCTCTCGCTTCGCCCAGTAGGTACCGAAATCCTGAACTTCGGTAAGGTCGTCGATGCCCGTACTACCCGCCGATGGAGTAGTAAGTCTCATCGCCGCGCTTCTCCTTCACAAGCTCCTTGTTCAGTGAAACAGCGATCTTGCGGGCAGTCGTGAGGCAACCCGAGGGCCAACCAAGGGCCTCCTTCATCGCATCATGGGTAGCGCCGCCCTTCTTGGTCAACATACCCTCAAGTTGCTGACGCTTCGACGGTCCGGCATTCTCGGCCCGCTTCGGCGGAGTGCGCTTCGACTTCTCGGCACCATCAGCCGCCGAGGCATCCTTCTTAGGACGGCCCCGACCCCTCTTAGCAGCCGGCTCCTCCGCCGGTGCCGGCTCCTCAAGCCCATCAATAGCCGGAAGCGGCTTTTTGTTACGCGCCCCGCGATTCGCTTTCGTGGCTTTGATCGCCGCATCGGCCCAATCGCTCACCTCGTTCGGCAGCGCGGCGAAAGCATCATCGTCCATATCGTTAAAATGCGTAACAAGCCGCTCCTTATAGTCCTCGACCGTCTCGTCGTCCTCGTGCTCGAGGTCGGTTTCCTCGACGATCATATTGTAAAGCGAGTTGTTCTTATCTTCGGTTTCCGTATCTTCGGTTTCCATCGTATTCTCCACGGGTGGATTAAATTGCGTCCTACCAAACCCAAGTTGGGCGGTAAGACGCAATCTAACGGGCTGGAACAAAAAGTCCAGCAGATTTAGCGGAAAAGATTGTTGCCGGTTACAGCGCCACGTTATCGCGTTCCCACAAGGAAGCACGCAGCTCCGTCTCAAAATCCTTGTCTTCGGGAAAGCCGGTAAGGCGGGAAAGGCGCTGCGGCATCGTTTCGGGGCCGGATAGGTGTTGCCGGAATTTCCGCCTGATTTTGTCCGGATGTTTGACGTAAACCATCACAACACGTCGCAACATTGCCGGAAGATCGCGAATAACGCCGGCAAGTTCCGCCATCGAAACATCGGCCGTTATCAGACGATCAAGGATGCTTTCTTCGGTTGCCCCGGGTGCTGAAGACAAATCGGCAATCTTGGTAGAATCGTCCACAACACGACGGCGCCGTAAAAGATCACCGATATGATTGTGAAACGAGGTCTTCACCAAAGCCATAAAATGCGGTGCATCAATATCAACCCCCGAAACACCGTATCGCGCCTTGCATTTGTAGGCACACATTAACCCATCTTGAACCAGGTCTTCCAGATCGTAATGTGCAGCCACACGCCAGTAGTTTTTCGCCGCGTGATTTTTGATCCACCCCACTACAGAATACGGTAATTGGTAGTCGATTTCCCCTGTCATGTTCTGGTCGCCTTTGTGTCTTGGTACTTCAAAGGGAGTGCGCCGGGGGTGCAGGGCTGTGCCTAAGCACCCGGTTGCCCCGGCGGTCAACCGTCCTAAGAAGGGGGACCGGGCGGTCCTCTTTCTGCCCTGCTTTCGGGGTAAACCGTACGCGCGTTCCGCGCGAAACACAAGTGATTCTAGGAAGGAAAAATCACGTCAAATTCGCGACGGGTAAGTTGTGCCGGGTCCTTATCCGGGGGTAGCGTAAGTGCCTTAATTCCTAGGTAATCGGGCAATCCCATCACGGTATCAAAAGCATCCCCGTCAAATAAACTATAGCTTTCATCGTATCTTTCGACAAGTGTAGAAAGTCTGTCTAATTGTGCAGGAAGTGGCGACTTGCTAAACAAGCAAGTACCACGGATACCTGCCGCTTCGCCTAGATACGTGACACGTATTGCATCAAACGGGCCTTCACACACCACTAGGGTAAGACCGCCCTCTAAAAGCCTATCATAATCAAGAAGGCAATCTTTGATATTGCGCAACGCTACAACCCCGCCCTGTTTATCCGCACGGGCCGGGTCCGTACTCAAGCTTTTGTAACGAAGCTCATCGCTGCGCGCTACGGTGCGCCCGGTCCAGTTTACCAGATCGCCGTCTTGATAAATCGGCACCACTACCCGATAACCGAACGGACCAAATGTGGCGAAATGAAGTCGGAACCGTTTTGCGATCCATTCAACACCTTTTGTCGAATAGCCGCGGCCTTCAAGATACGGGAAGGCGAGCCGCCCGGCTAACCCTCGGTCTTCAAGCGGGTGCATTTCAGGTAAAAAATTAAGCTTGCCGGCGATAACCCGCGGGGCGGATTCCTTTGCGCCAAGCATGGTCGTCACATCACTAAGCAAGGCACCATCTGTTGTAGCAAAAGTACCGCCTTCTCCGACAAGCCTAACCGCCTCAGCGTAGGAACAGCCTAGCAGCGCCATCACAAGGCGGTGCGGCGCCTTTCCTGAATGGGCTTCGTTGCGCCAACAATGATAACCGCGGCCGTTTGTCGATATTCCTAGGTGGTGCGAAGGATCGTTGCCGCACCAGGGACAAGCAATACCGATATTACCTCGACGGGCGTTATGCCCGGTTGTAACGTAGTCAATACCGTGGTTGTCTAAGAACTGCTCCCAGTCGAACATGGCTCAAAATTGAACATGCCCGCTATAGCGTTTTGAGACAAATTTACGCACCACCATATGCTTTACCCTAAACAATTTCCACAAACAGACATTGCAATTATTATATGCCGTATAATTGAGCGGCAAGTGAACACGCCGAAGGTTGCGCATAAAGCGGTGCTTGCGGATCACGCTTTTACTCGCATCAACAGGTAACCGGCAACGATAAACACACCGGCTAAAACTAACGCAACGACTTCAAAGAAAAAGTCATCATAAAAATCCATCACGTTTCTCCCGGTTTCCATCGGAGGTAAGGGATTTCATATGTCACACCCCGTCTAGAGGGCGTGAGGGCGGCACCATGGCAATCTGGTAAAGGCCCGCCTCTCGGCGATATAGAATGCGCCCCAAAATCTCTCTTCCGGTGAGGCCTTCGAGCCAGCGGTGGATGAGCACATAAGCATGGCCATTAAGACGGGCACCTGCGGTTCCTGGGTCGATGACCTGGTATGGGACTATATCGAAGGCATACTGCATCCGAGAATCGGCCATCAGCGCGGCGCCGATCACATATTCGTCGAACGGTTCGCGACCGAAGCAGACTTTCAAAGTATCGAGGAAGATCAGGTCGTACACATAGCTAGCGGAACCGCCAGGTTGGTATGCATAAAGATCCTCCTCCCATCTATAGGTGTCGCATTCCTTTAGCCTCGCTCCCAGAGCGGCTAGTTCACGAGCGTTCATCGATGGACTTCCAAAAGAGACAGCATACCTGCTCTGGTGTTTCTTTCACATGCACCCAGTGACCTTCTTTGCCAATGTTCAGAAGGATCGCCGTTATACCTGATTGGCTTTTGCCGACTAGGGCAACCAAAGCCGTCTCAATATACACAAGATCATCCGTATCATGCTCGGACAGCTTGATTAGCATTTAATTGTTTCTCATCCTTCAAACCCGGAAAGTCGCATTCCAACAATTCCTCTACCGATTCGCAGGCGGCCGCCGCCTTCCGCGGATCACCTTTCACAAACACCAGTACGTGCTGGTGCGAGTTGCCGAGCTTACGGCTTACGGAAAACTGCCGGGCAACCCGAAGTGTTAGCGATCCGACCGCCGTTATAAGGATTGCCTGGTTGTACAAACGACACCCGGCCTCCTCAAAGCATTGTGTTGTCAATGAGGGAAGGCCTCGGTACAATCCATCTTTATCGCGGATATCACCGACTACAAAACAGGCAAACCGGTTTTCAGCAAGCAATGAAGTCGTCTGTTTGATTATGTGCGCATAGGATTTGCGAAATTCATCCCATGTTGTATTGCTTAAATCGCGCTTATCGCCGCTATACAGCTCAAGGTCAAAATAAGGCGGGCACGAAAACACTGTATCGAACCTTTTCCCCGGTGCTAACTCATCCATCCGATCAACAATATCACGACTATCGCCGCGCAGCCAAAGAGGCTCGTATTTGCGATTACAAATCGACCACGCCTGGTCTTCATTTTCTTCTATCTGCTCAGCCCGTAAATCCATCCCCGCATAAGTACGACCTAACGCCGCGGCTACAATACCGCGCACGCTGCCGCCGGCAAAAGGGTCTAGAACAAGCCCCTCTTTCGGGGAATGCCATCGGTAATACAACTCACACAAAACCGGATCAAAAACCGAAGTGCCGGTTTGCGATATGGTACCTTCCTCATCTTCCTCACTGCGAGCATTTATTGCACCGTTACCGCCCACTGGCTTTCCGTTGGAACCGAGCCATACGCTTTTCTTTGACGGGCCGCCGCCGGGCTGCGCGTGGTACCCGCGCGCCGCGGCTAATTGCTGCGGCGAAGGGCCGGTTGCAAAGATTGTAGCGGTCGGCTTGCGGCCTCGCTGTTTTTTCGCGGCATTCCCGTTTGCCGCAAATTGAGCACCGAGGGTACCGGGGCCGCCGGAACCAAAGGTCTTGGCATCCGGTTTACGGTGCCGGTACACGTCTAGGTCGTGGGCGGCTTCGCCGGTGAAGTTAAGCTCCTCACCACGACCAAGCTCTGACCGGATACCAAGCGCAAGCCATTGCCGTTTGCGTTCCTGCCATGCACCGCTTTGGGCATTAAGCACCGAAAACGGCGGCCAAACAAACCTACGGGCGAGAATTGACTTATGCGCCCTAACCGGACGCCCTAATAGATCAGAAGTTCTCACCCTAGTTCACCTTTACGCCGGCAGGAAGATCATAGTTTACCGAACGCATATATCCAGGGTAGCGCTGTGACATTTCATACATGATCCACCGGGCCGCATAACGTTCACCCCATTGTTTGCAGATATTAAGCGACAAAGCACTCGATAAACCTACCGGAGCGTACGCAACGGCTATACGCACAAGAAGCGGACATTCATCAAACGCCTCGAAGTCTTCCCGCAACGACATTTGGATTGTGGAAGTCGCATCCTTATCGATATTTCGCCCGTTATCAAGATGCGTATCCTCTGCGAATAGCAGGGCAAGCCGGGCGGCGGCGCGGGTGGCTTCACGGTTACGGGCTTTTATCGTCAGCCGGCGCCAATCACGACGCAGCGTAACCTCATCAGTTTCTTTCATACCGACAAGTTGCTGAAAATAATGGATATCGGCGACCCATTGGTCGAATTTACTGCTCATCGCGACCGGCCGGCTTCGTATAGCGCAAGGCGCTTATTTCCATATCATGGAGATAGGTATCTAGGCCGGCAGCCCTAAGTTCTGGTATTCGGGCATATTCTGGGTGTTCACAATCAACTCGGCTAATAACAAGTTGCTTCCGGTATTCTGCATTTTGCGGACACCACGTGTTAATATGCACCCATGCATCCTTCGATGATTCAAATACCACGGCGCTATCCCGTCCTAACGAATTAAGCATGGACCAAAAACCCAGGCCTATGTAACGCCCGAGATAGATACCGTAATCAGGATGCGTAATAACGTACCGTTTCATCGAACGGGTTCCATACTATCGGGGTGAACCCATACGGAAGGGTAGTTTGACGGCAAGCCGTCAAACCGTACCGCAAATAAATTTCCGAGATCAAACACCCGTTCTACCGTACCCATCAAACCTGGTTTAACAGTATCGAGTACACACACCCCAATAGCTTGAAGGGGCTTGTTAAACGAACCCTGGCGTTCGGTGTGAAGGTAGAACTCATGAAAGGAGTATACGCGCAGCGAACGTATCACGGAACTTTTTCGGCTTGCCGTACCGAAAAAAACAGGCGTATATTCAAAACGGTTGAGGGCCGCCTAGGTGGAATCCCAGGCGGCCCTCACAGAGCGAAAAGCGAATCATACGGCAGCCGGCCTTGTGTTCGCGCTCTGTTGAAGGCAATTATAGCCGCCCTCGCAGGGTAGTGCAAGCCCCTTCAGCAAAGCCCGAAAACAAAAGCTTCCATGCCGCCGCTAGTTTCGCCAAGATCCAGTGTCGTGCGTCCCTGCCCTTCGGGGAAGTTGTGGACAGGAGACACAAGGGGCCATACGCGGCAATTGCGCGGGAGCCTAGATGAAGCGTCTGCCGTTGATTCGGCGGCGCGGCAGGGTGAGGTGATGATCGCGCCGCCGTCCGGTTAGGAAACTAAAGGCTGTCCGGTGACTTGATAGTTATCGGCCCGGCCTGAAGGACCGTCCTCCGGATGTATCAAGGTCCAGGAACTCCCGCCTGTCGCTGGATTGGCAGGTTCAAAGGGGGATAGCATACAGTTATGTCAAACCGCATCGCTGCAAACAAGGGTAACGGCAACCCTACCCTTTACCGGGGCTTACCTTCCGGTCGATGCCAGATCCAGTGCCCGTGTCGGCTCCATACTTCACGGTTCATATTGCGCCCAGTTCAGTGATTCTAGCCCACTTGCTAAGTCGCTGTTCTGGGCGCCTTATGCCCGGTCCCCACCACCTTCACAGGGGGGTGGGGAGTTAGAAAGGGCATAAGCATGGGGAAAGGGAATGGAACATTCCTGATCCCTATGGGTTTAAGAATCCCTATGGGTAATGGAAATTCCCATAGGGATTACCATAGGGGATGTGATTATGACAATTCGTATAACCATACAAAACCATGACAGATCATTAAAGGAAATGGGGAAATCATGTCCATGAAAGAACAAATCGAAATCGCGGCTAAAGAGCTAGGGGTGCGGGTAGACTGGAAAGCGAAAATCAAACCAGGCGACCTATACTTTGCGGGTCGCAACACCGGACCGCATCTGTTGACCTGTAAGTATGTTAGCTCGGATAATTTCATTGTACCGGTAGAAGCCGCATACCCGTTTGACATCGGGGAGTGCGCAAAAGTTATCCCATAAATCTGAAAATCAACGAATCCGAAAAAAGGGGTATCGCTCATGAAGAAAATCGATAAAATTAAGCTGGCAAAGCTGCTCGGCGTGCTTGGCTCACAGCATGATGGGGAAATCCTCTCGGCTGTTCGTATGGTTGTGAAAATGCTCAAGGAAGCCGATACTACCTGGTATCAGGTCTTAGGTGTCGAAAAACTTGATGATGAGGAACCGGAAGGGCCGCCGGTTCGTACTCGTCAGCACCGTGATGATGTTATTTGCCAGAAGGTCAAAGAGCTACTCGAATTTGGTTATGGCTTCACCGAATGGGAAAAAAATTTCCTGCACAGCTTAAAGTTGCTGACCCGGTATAGCCCCAAACAAATCGAAATGATTGAGGCAATCTACGAACAAAAAGGGCGCCGCCACGCCAGGAGGCGAGCCTAGGGCAGCGTATAGTCTTGAAGTAGTTTGTCGATCATATAGGAATTGTCGAAAAGACCTGCGCGTATATGTCGGCAAACTACACGGAATACTTGTTGACCATTGAGGCCGTGTCGAAAAGACCTGACAGGGACTGTCAACAAGTTTACGGGTGTACTTGTTGACCTGCCTCCGAGTGTCGAAAAGACCTGATGATATATGTCAACAAGTACATTCCCTTTTCAACCCCGAACTACAAGGATTAGGATCGTATGGCGCGCAACAGGGATAAGGAATCGGAACCCGAAACGGAAGTTGAGGAAGAAAGCACCGACGAACAAATACCGTCAGCAATCGATAAAGACCGTGATGACGCCGCTGTAATCAAGGAATATCTCGAAAACCTTAACCCGCCCGATGAAGCGGCGATCGCCGCGGTGCAAAAGGTGATCGAACAAGCCGAAGGGCGCCCACGCGGTACCATCGGTTATCGGGCTATCACCCGGCAGGTAATCGCCGCATATGTCGAGCACTTGCGCAACAACCACTAAACCCATTGCGAAAAGGCACCCACCCGTGTCCCGTTTCGACTTCAACACTGCATCACTAATCTGCGCTATCTTGGGAATCGCTATCGGCGGCCTGCTCGGGCATTGCGCCGCTTCCGCCCGTTGGCGGCGCAATGCCAGCGACAACCACCATATCGAAAGCGGCGGCAGCTTGTTCAAAGTTACCCGGTTATGACGTCGGTTCCGGAGAAAATATCCGTTGTTGTGCTACCGGCGAAGCGCTAAGGGGCCAAGCTTGGCGCTCGCACTCCTTTTGGGTGGAGTGCTCGGCGCATTGTTGCTTTTAGGCGGGTGGCTTTTATGACGGTCGTCGGTTTTGCCGCCTTCTTCGGCTTTCGCGACCTTTTTGTCTTCGCGTCCTTTCGGTTTGTGTCCACGATCAATATACCCTGAACCGTAACCGCAAAAATAGTGCCTTTTAATGAATCGAAAAGGTTGATTTTCGATCTAAAAGTCATTAAGCTCCGATCCTTTCCTAAGAAGGAGAAACGGTGGTGGCCCTCTTTGTGCATAAACTGCTTGATGCCTTTATCGGCGCACCGGGTGCCGAATGCAAAGCAATGGTTCGGCCGGACAAAACCCCCGAAATAACGAAAGACAGGGCCGATGCGGTTATTGAGGCAATCACACAAGCCGAAAAATTTGATTTCGGGCAGCTTCACTTGGAGCCGGCAAACGAAACAGGTAAGTACTGTTTACCCGATATCACACAACCCGAATACGAGGCATGGGCCGAAGGGTTGATACCGCTGCCGGCGCCGGTTTGTTGGTTCGAGTTCACCCTCGGCAAAAGCCGTTCCGGTTTGCTTATTGTCGAAACTGTAAATGACGACAAGCATTTATGGTCGTGCCAACAATTTGATTGGAGTGCACCGAACCCGGTTATTATGTCGGGTATTTGGGTAAGCCTTGACCTAAATGACCCGGGAACGGCCGAAGCCTACAAATTGATAATTCACGGCAACAATGTTTCCCGCGATGAACAAGTGCAAATTCTCGGAGTGCACAACATGCGCGAGAATTATGCCTATCAAGCACCGCTCGCTATCTACATGGCGTTGATGATAAATAGCCGTTCAACCGATATCAAAACCGAAATTGCCCCGGAAAAGCTCAACAAGCTGCGCAAGCAACGCGGTAAGGTACCGCTCTACACGCACCGCGTTGTGCGCATCATTCCTGATGCCTATATCCGCGAACAGCGCACCGCGCAGGGCTTATCCGATAGGCTGCCACCGCGCATGCACTGGCGTCGCAGCCATATCCGGGTACTGCACCGCGGCGAACCGGGCGAACGGCGCATCATTATCGCGCGTATGCTCGTAGCAAAGGCTTCCGAAGCCGAGGTTACCCACGAATATGTTGTCGGCAGTTAACCCCTATCCGATAAGGTACCATTATGGAGAAGCTCATCAAGGTTAGAATATCTGCAATTGAAACCGTGCGCTACCTAAAAACCACAACCATTACCGAAGATGAATGGGCAGAGTATTGCAAGGCTGTTGACGAAGTTCGCCCCGAAAAATGGTTTTGCGACTTTGCCGAAGAACACCTAGACCGCATGGATCATATTGTCGATAGTGACGGCTTTGAAGATGTCGAAGTCGTACTATTACCGGAGAAATAACAATGAAGCCCTGTCCACTTGTCTTGGCGGCTTCTGTGCTAGCAGTCGGTGCCGCATTTGCGGATCAAACAATTGATCCTGGCTTCAAGTACCTTCCGTCACCGCGATATCAAGACCTCCCGTTTGCGCCGGCACCGCTTCAAGAAACCCAAGCCCCAGACATTGTGTTAAGAGGGATAACCCCGACACACCCGCATTGCGGGCCGAGTTATACCCTCGTTATGACTATCGGCAATCAGGTATTCTGCGCCGTTACGTCAACACTCAAGAAAGCAAATTAATAAAGACCTTTAACAGCGGGCGTATATTCAGAACATGACTCCTACGAATGACCAAGCAAAGGCAATAGCCGCGATCGTTACGTGGTATAAAAACCCGAAATCCGACCAGGTGTTTCTACTTGATGGCGGTGCGGGCACCGGCAAAACAACGATCATCAAGTTTATCACCGATGCCCTGAAATTGAAGCGAGTATCGGCCGCAGCCTACACCGGCAAAGCCGCGCGCGTTATGCGCCGCAAAGGTGTTGCCGGGGCGCGTACGCTGCATTCGTTGATCTACCGCCTGATACGCGATGAAGGCCACAACCGCCTTGTCTGGGCGTTAAATGAGGAGAGCGATGTACTAAACGCAAACCTTGTTGTGCTCGACGAGGTAAGCATGGTTTCGCACCAGATGGCTTCCGACTTGTTGTCATTCGGCAAAAAGGTTCTCGTTATCGGCGACGTACGCGGACAGCTTCCGCCGATAGAAGGGACCGGTGCGTTTGAGCAGCGCCCGCCGGATTATCGTTTGACCGAACTGCACCGTACCGCGGCGGATTCCCCGGTTGTGCGCCTTGCCTACCGTGCGCTGCACAACAAGCCGTTGCCGTTGATGGATAACGGTGATGTATGGGTCGTACCGTGGAACCGCGGAGCTATCGATATCGTCTCTTCGGTTGCCCCCGGCGGCGATAGGGTTTTAATTTGCGGGCGTAATGCAACTCGGCATCGGATCACCCGACGGTACCGCGAACAGCTCGGTATCGCTGACGAATGGCGCCCGCCTATCTCGGGCGAACCGCTTATCTGTTGCCGCAACAATTACGACTTCGCGATCTTGAACGGGATGGGCGGGTACGCCTTAGCCGATACGCGACCCGATAAAAAGAACAAGGAGTGGTTACGGCTTGATGTGCAGATGGAGGAAGAGACTGTTGCCCTTCGCGATATCGTAGTCGATATGAACCGGTTTCAGCAAAGCTATAACGACAAAGTAAGGCTGCCACGTACCCGGAGAAACGTTTGCGAATTCGATTGGGCCTACGCGTTGACCTGCCATAAGGCACAAGGCAGCGAATGGGCCGATGTTGTTGTGTTTGACGAATCCGGCGCCTTTCGCGAAAATGCAAACCGCTGGCTCTACACCGCCCTTACCCGTAGCTGCGGCAAACTTACGGTGTTCGTATGACATTCGATGACTTTTGCCGGCTTGACAGGTTTACCTTGCTCGGCCACGTCTTTTACGTGACCCGTTGTCTTAGTGACAAAACCGGCGAGCTTATCTGGGCCTGCCCGGTGTATGAAGCGGGGGATGAGACCCCTAGCTACGATGAGGAATTCTTGCTGCCAAAAGTCTTTTGGCCGCATTGCAGGGCGGTGAACACGAATGACGACACAGCAAAATAACACAAAAGGTCGCACTTTGATGTGCTTGCTCGGCACGGTTGCTATTTGGGGTGTCAGCTTTTCGATGATACAAACCCCGAATACGCTTGACCCGCATACGGTTGCTCTTGTCTTGGTATTCGCTTCGGTAGGGCCGTTCCTATCGATATTCGGACATTGGAAATGACCTTTAACTTCTGGACCGGGGTTGCTTATGCCTGGGGTTCAACCGCGGCTTTGCGCGTGCTGTTCCTTGTATTGTGCCGGATAGGCACCCGGCGCGAACGGGCCGAAAGCGGGTATGCCGTTGGCGGGTTGCGCACAACCATCGATATCTCGTGGTGCGGCAATTTCAAAAGCCAATGGTACAAGCGCAAAGGGCTGCCGAGCAAACTGGCATGGCGCTTGCGCCATGCCGCCGATAACCTCGATGGCGGGAAAAGCTATCGAATTGTTGGGCTTGTGCCGGGGTTGACAACACAAGATGAACTCCAGGACGCGATCCGGTTCGGGGCTTCTTCTATTTGCCGGTATCTTGATGATATTGATGCGGAAAAACGGGTGATGAGCCATGATGACGCAACATGAAGAAACAGTCGCTTTTCAAGCGCTTGTATTGAGCGGTATCTGGATGCTTGCCCGTTTGTTGTGTATTCGCCAGGAAGCCCGACCGCATATCGCTATGGAATGGCGAGGAAATGCGTTAAACCATATGGATGTAATCGGACACCAAACTGACGATGCAAAAGAACACCGCCGCCGGCACACCTACCCGCCGGTGGCCTGATACACGAATCGGAGCAGGAAAGACCTTCGGACCACTGTCGAAAAGACCCTTTGGTTTGTGTCTTTCCTGCTCCGACCTTATCGAGGAAGTGTTGACCGTGCCATCACTGTCGAAAAGACCTGGAAACTGGTGTCAATACTTCTTCGACCCTTTTTACCCTTTCGGAGCAGGAAAGACCTTTGAAGGCGTGTCGAAAAGACCTGCGCGTACCTGTCTTTCTCGCTCCGAACCTTATCGAGGAAGTGTTGACCTGTTCCTTTTTGTCGAAAAGACCAGGAAAATGGTGTCAATACTTCCTCGACCGCCTTCTACCCTTTCGGAGTAGGAAAGACCAGAATGACCCATGTCGAAAAGACCGGACGGCGGGTGTCTTTTCTACTCCGAACCTCATCGAGGAAGTGTTGACCTAGAGGGACGTGTCGAAAAGACCTGCGCGTGCATGTCAATACTTCCTCGACCCTGCCTTTTACTCTTTCGGAGTAGGAAAGACCAGACAACGCCTGTCGAAAAGACCTATTGGGGTGTGTCTTTTCTACTCCGAACCTCATCGAGGAAGTGTTGACCTTGAGCTTGTTGTCGAAAAGACCAGGAAAATGGTGTCAATACTTCCTCGACACTATCCCGGGTGTGTTGACCTGTCCGACAGTGTCGAAAAGACCTCCATCAGTATGTTGACGCACCCGGGACTTACTGTAGGAGTATAGAATGCCAGGCCGGTTTATCTATCATGATGTAGCTCAGATAGTTGATTGCCGCCGGCAGCCACAGATACTATTTGTGTTCGGTGACAATATGCTCGGTTTTGGCCGCGCCGGGCAAGCCTGTATCCGCGGGGAGGCGAATGCCTTTGGCATACCGACAAAGCGGGCGCCCGGGCACGCACCGGTAGATTATTTTAGCGATAAGGATGCGGCACCCGAAACACCGGCCCGGCGGCGAATTGATGCTGAATTTACGACATTGCTTGCGGCGCTGCGTGGCGGCGCTACGGTAAGCTTTCCCCGCGCGGGCATAGGAACCGGCCTAGCGCAGTTACCGCAACGTGCGCCCGCCGTGGCGGCGCTAATAGCGGAATGGGTAGAACGGCTGCGCGAAGAAACCCAAAAAGCCTAAAACGACCCTATCCTCAATAATTACCCCTTTCTTGCAGACAAGTTGAAAACGTATAATTGCCGCTATGCCTATAGTTCGGTATGAGGATATCCTTGCCACGCTTCCGCACCTTAGTCGGGAGCAGCTCGGCAACATCCAGAAAAAATGCGCGGCGGCTATCGCCCTTGCGGGCGGCAAGCGCAGCGGCGATGACGATTGGCTTTTGCGTGGTATACACGTTGAGCTTATTCGTCGCGGGCTTGAGGAAGAACGCTTACAACCGATCCAAGCCAAAGGCGCGAATGCCGGGTTTACCACCCAATCCGAACGGGTGCGTTCTGTTCTCGAAAAAGGCGCGCCGGGGTTAAGCCGTAATGAGCTTTACGTCCTCGGCGAAATAGCGGCGCAATGCCTTGCGAACCATATAGATTCGTGGGACAAAGGCGGTTTGTCTATCAGTACCTTGATGCGAAATGTATCGCGGGTGCCGGAAGCGGTTGATCGGGCCTTTCCCGGTTACCTCGAAGCCGGTTTTTTGGGGATGGTTGTGCACGGGCACTTTAGCCGGGTAGTAGGAGATAATTAGTGGACAACCTTGTTGCACCGCCACCGCAAGCACTTCAAGAATCAATAGCTACCGCGGTTGCACTGTGTTCGGACCAAGCAAGTGTGGCTATCGCTAGTATGGTCGAACCCGGCTCTTTCGACCAGCCGTACAGCGATATCGTTTCCGCCTGTATCGAGTACCGCCGGCAGTACGGCGAAGCACCCGGTACTAGCCATATCGACGACCTGTTTAGCGATATTCTCCATGATAAGGACCATAAACAGCACCGGCAATATGAGCGAACAATCCTTTATATGCTCGAAGCTTTCAAAGGCGGTAAGATTAATACTCGGTTCTTGTTGGACCAAATCGCTAATTTTACCCGACTGCGGCAACTTCGCAGTTCGATAGCCGAGGCAGCGGCCCGTTACCAAAAGGGTGGGCAGAACACGGTTGAAGATATCGAACGTATTTTCCGCGACAATTTGAAGGCAACCTCCCATATGCGCGATTATGGGTGGACTTTAGGCGACCCAGAAGCACTGGGATTTTTAGACCGCGACGATCATGATTTCTGCCGTTTGGGCATTCCCGAACTTGATCTTACCGGGTGTTGCCCAACCCGCCAAGAAATGCTCGCCTTTCTAGCCCCGCGCAACAAAGGAAAATCGCAATTTCTCGGGCATTGCGGCAAGGCCGGTATTCTAAAAGGCTGGGTAGTCGCCCATTACACTTTGGAAAATTCGGATGATATGACTTCCCAGCGGTATTATCAAAACCTATTCAATGGGGTGAGACGCGACGGAAGCTACAGTTACGGTGAATTTCACGATGACGGCGAAACGGTTATTGTCGAGCACGTTACTATTAAACCTAACTTTTATGTCAATCAACAAGATGAAGCCCGCAAATATCTTAGAAAACAGCTTGACAAAGACAAGGGGCTAAACCGGGAAAAGCTCAAAAACTTGCGTATCCGCCGGTTCCCCACCGGGCAGTTATCGTACGAAATGCTTGAACGCGATCTTGATGAGCTTTCGGTTGTACACCGATTTGTGCCGGATATGGTAATGATCGACTATCCGCAGATTATGAAATTGGGAAAGCACGAAAAGGATTATGCTGCGCTTGACGAACTGGCGATCAAGCTGCGCGGACTTGCGGTTGAACGCAACCTTGCGATGGTTGTACCGCAGCAAGGCAACCGAGCATCGGAATCAGTCCGTAACGTGCAAAGCTACCACGGCGGCGGTACGATGGGTATCGCCGCGGTTGCCGATAATATGATTACTTACAGCCAAACCCCTGAAGAAGAAAGCCGCGGGTGCGCCCGGCTTTACACCCAGAAAGTACGAAACGATTCTGCCCGCAAAACAGTTATGATAACGCAGCATTATCCGACCGGCCAATTTTGTATGGATTCGCGGTTAATGACAAAAAAGGTACAGGATGCGGTTGACGAATATGTAAAGGGTGCCGAGGTAAAAAGGGACGATGAGGTCGATTATGATGATAATGAACCCGAGCAGCTTCGGGACCGCAGCGGGTTTACAAAACCCCTAACCCGGCACCGCAGCTTAAAGAACGGCGATGCCCGTAATGATTGAGTTGATTTAGAAATCGATTGCGCCTATGGTGAAGCCCCACACCCGAGGTGGCTTTACATGGCCCTGCATTTTATCGGCTTCAAGGATGATAGGTACTGGAACGCGGTGCGCGTCTGGGGCCTGCCCGATTTCTATCACCGGGTATGGGACCACCGTGCCCGGCAGGAGGTTGTGCCGGGCGATACCGCAGTGTTCGCTACCGGCTGTGCGGATGATGATCCAAGGCTAATAAGTTGGAACGATAGCCACGAGGATATCATCGTTCGCGGAGTTAAAGGGGTGCACTGGGAATGAGGGTTCTGGTGTGCGGCGGGCGTCGCTACAACGATACCGACCATATCTTTAACACCCTAACGCGTCTCGACTATGAACGCGGCCCGTTTACCTGCATTATTCACGGGGCTGCAACCGGCGCCGATACCGAAGGCATGCTTTGGGCGCAAATGATGTCCACAGCGCCGGGCCGAAAGATGACACACGCGCCGTTCCGCGCCGAATGGACAAAATACGGCAAGGGTGCGGGTCCCATACGCAACCGGCGTATGCTCGAAGAAGGCAAACCGGAACTAGTGATAGCCTTCCCCGGAGGGGAAGGTACACAAAACATGATAGACCAAGCACATGCGGCCGGTATTGAAGTGATTGAGATAAAGCCGGTACGCCGAAGGAGGGTGAGGTGAGTAGAAAGGTAACGCTGACCGAACGGGAACGACAAGTCCTGTTCTGGATGCAAAAAGGGTTTTCAAACAAAATGATTGCCCAAGAAATTGGGGTTACCGTAGCAACAATTAAGGTCCATTCAAAAAGCTTGTACAGAAAGATCGGTGTCGAAAACCGAACTCAAGCCGCACATTGGGCACACCTGAACCCGCAACAGTGTTTGGCGGCTGAAATTAACGATGAAGTCGTTGTTTTACCGCCAGATAAACCTCTACCGTCTGCCGGTAGACCTTCATTGCGTTCGATAGAGCGAGCATTAGCACTGTTGCCACCGGTTCTTATTGGTGGCGAGAAACCGCATGCTCCGGATACATTATGGGTTATGAATGTGGCCACCGAGCTAGATCGGCTTGATACTGAACGCGAGCTTAACTCTGTCGTCGCATGATGATAACAGACAGCCAAGTTTCCGCACTCATCAATGCTGACGCGTCCATTGAGCGTTCCCACTTCTGGGGCCTAGTCATCTTCGGCTTAGTCGCCGTTTGGTTGTGCCTGCGTGTTTTACATCGTCGGAAACGATAGATGTCCCTTGTGGTTTTAGTGGCATAAACCAAACCTAGTTTAAGGTCTGAAATGCCGATTCCAAAAGCAGCGGTTGATCGCTATCTCGCCGAACAGCGGGAAACCCGTACGTGGCTAAAGAATCTACGTGCGTTTGAAGTCGAAAATTACCTCAACACTATCCGGCCGGCGCATACTTTTACCGTGCCATCGTTTCGGCTCGATCAAAAGATTTGTTTTTTGCTCGGTGTAGCCTACCCGGAAACGATGTTCATGTCTGACCTCGGTCTCGGCAAAACGTCGGTTTCACTCGAGCTGCTTAGCTATTTTTATAACCACGGGTTCATGCGGCGCGCCTTTGTGTTCGCACCGACAAACGAGCTTGTGGAAGGGTGGGAAGACGAGATCAAAAAATGGGGTTTTACGCTCCCCTATATTACTCTCGGCGCAGGTAGTTCCGAGTCAAAATGGAAAAAACTGCGCGAGTTTACGGGTGATGGAATTGTCATCGGCACTTATGTCGGTATTGCGGCGATGGTGGCAAAGCTCGAAAATGCAACCGATACCAACGGCGACCCGATCTACAATAAGAACGGCAAACCGAAACGGGAGCGCAAGGTATCGGACCGCTTGTTGCTGCGCCTTGTGGATCGTGTTGACGGGGTTATATTCGACCAATCAACCGCGCTGGGAAACAAGGATAGCCTCAGCTTTGAAGTATGCAACGAATTATCGCGTGATGCGCAGATCAAATTTTCCCTAGCCGGGCGGGCTTTTGGACGTGATCCGTTTATTCTTTGGAGCCAGTTCTTTTTAACTGATCGCGGTAAAGCCCTCGGTACTTCCGCCGGTATGTTTCGTGAGGCTTTCTGGCGCCGCGAACAGCATAAGTGGGGGGTAAAGTGGGTACAACGCAAACGTCGGCAAAAATTACTCGCCGAACGTATCGCTGTCAGTTCTATCCGCTACGCGGTTGATGAATGTGTAGACCTGCCGGAAAAGGTACCGCCGATACGCCGGTATTTTCACCTTACCGCTGAAAACTGGACATACTACGATCAAATTCGTGATCAGATAATAGCCGCCCGCGGCAATTATCGTGAAATCGAAAGTTCGTTTCTGCGGCTGCGGCAGATATCTTCCGGTTTTGTTGGTTTTATCGATGATGATACCGGGGAACGGGCGCAGGTTGAGTTTGACAATAATCCAAAACTTGATCTAATGCTCGCCACCCTTGATGAAATACCCGAAGATGCAAAGGTTGTCATCTTTCATGAATTCACCTATTCGGGTTCGCGTATCTGCCAAGCGTTGACCAAGCTAGGGCACCAGCACGGGTGGTTATGGGGCGGCACAAAGGATTGGGCTGGGATCAAGGCTGCCTTTAACGAGGACCCGGATTTCCGGTTTCTGGTCGCTAACCACAGGAAAGGCGGACAAGGTTTGAACCTGCAAGTCGGGAATTATGAATTCTTTTACGAATCACCTGTCAGTGCTTTGCAACGCGCCGAATGCGAAGGGCGCATCTACCGTACCGGGCAAAAACAGCGAACCTTTTTTTATGACTTTGTTATGCGCAACGGTGTCGACGAAGATATCTTGGATTTTCATGCGGAAGGTCAAAGCCTGTTGAAGACCCTTGTTGAAGACCCTTCGCGTATCTTTGCCCGCCGCCGCTAGGTAAAAAGGAACCGGTCGCAATGTCTGACAAACCAAAACTCACACCTTATACTGTCGGGATCAATTTTGGCGATGGTGAAGGCGCATGGCTGCATGTTGCCAATGTCATCGCATCTTCGGCGGAACATGCATGCGCGCACGCGGTTTCAAACGCTCTGCAACAAAATAACATTACCCAACCGTTAACCCGTGTTGTCTGGTACAAAATGGATGAAGAATTCCTTATCGCTGCCTTAGATGCGATAAGGGGCCAGGAAAAAGAAAAACCCACCTTGCAATAGGAGTGATTAACTATGACACCTGAACAGCAAAACAATTGCGACAAACTGATCAAAGCCTTACGGGCCGATATGCCGGAAGGCTTTAAGTTTGATTTTACTGTTATACATTCTCAATACGACATGCTAGTCGAAACTGATTGCGGTTCTGTCGGCTGCGCCATCGGGTTGATGTATGAAATCGGAATATTTGATGAGGATCTTCGTCGTGAAGGGCTAGTTATCGGGGTAAATAAATGTTTAGGAGTTGATGAGAAAACGGTGTGGGATATTTTCTTGTCATGCGAAATCTACGGCAAGTCACTCGAACTTATAACCCCAGATGATGTTGCCGATGCGCTTGAGCAATACTTAGGCCGCGGACCGGCGGTTTAAGCAGCGCCACGGGCAACTGTGGCGGCACGAGGCTAGAGGGAAGGCACCCGCCGGTAGGGGGAAGGCGGGAACCTAACCGCCGCACCTTCCTGCCCTTCCTAGGGCTTCGTGGCGTTCTGTGAAAATTTTCACGGAAACACAATTTTCCGATTTACATATGGGTCGAAACCGCTAAACTGGGCTCACCTAAGAAGGAGCCTACGATGAATAAATATGATGCAATGATGGTTCTCGAAAACCATCGTATCCGCTCGCCGCGCAAGCTGTACGCCGCCGCTGAGGCGCTATTAGCTTATGATCCCGTAACATTCCACCACGACGTTAAGCGGCTCGTCGAACGCGCCAAGGAATCTACCCGCCTTGCCGAGGCTGCGCGGCGCATGAGGGCGGTATGATCCGCCAACGCGACCCCTATACCGCCGCCTATTTCCGCCGCGCCCTGATAGGGGCTATCGATACCGCGCCCGAAGGGGCGCCGGGCGCGGTGCTGGCCGCAACCTGCTATCAGGTTCTGGGGCTCGCGCAGCACCGTTTCGATTCTATCATGCGCGGCCTTGTCGCTACTGGTCGTGTTCAACGAAAAGGCGATCTGTTTTTCCCAGGGAGGAAGGTAAATGGCGATAGCTGATATCAACCGGATCACCCGCCATATCGATACAAGCGATTTATGGGCCGCAGTGCGCGGCCTGCGCATGTATGCAATGACACGAAAAGAATTGCTTGAACTCGCGGAGCAGCACAAGGGGAACTCTTTGTTCGCGAGCCGGGTAATCGAAACCGCGGCAAGACAAGTTGCCGCAAGCAAACCGGCTGCCGTATAGTCCGATTGTAGTTTCTGTAACGGTTGCTCACTTAACGGGGAAATACGATGCACAAGTTCACCATTACGTTACCTGAAAACACGGGTGACGACACCATCATGTCGCTTACCTCAACTTTTATGTCGATGGGAGTGCCGTTCACTTACGAACGCAGTGGCACGGGTGATATGCACCTCGCCGAGGTGGCGGTACCGAGCCCGCCTGTTGTCGCTTCTAGTGAACAAAGCGGCAATGTGTCTATGAGAATTTCCAAACACCACCGTATTCCAGGCTTAACCCAGGCGCAAATTGTTGTCAATCATATGCGCAAATATAAAAGTGCCACAATGTCGGATATCAAGGCACTTCTGGATAGCATGGGGTGGAAAGTTATCGGCGCCCATTCATGTATGTCCCGGCTAACCCGGGAAGTTAAAATCATCCGCAAGGTAATCCGCAAGGGTCGCGAAGTATATATCTACATTCCTGAAAACGATCCCGGAGTTGATGAGAACATCAACAAGTATTTTACTTACAGCGGTCGTGCAAAAAATGTTGCACCCCTTAGCCTTGTGCAGAAACATGACCAGGAAGATGAGGTCGGCTGATGTATATTACCCGAAAAAGCCCTTTAACGGGTAAAATACAGACCCGTGATCTCGATGTCACTGTGGAACAACTTACAGCATGGAAACAAGGGGCGCTTGCGCAGCGGGCATTTCCGAACCTTTCCCCGGGAAATCGCGAATTTATCATGTCCGGATATACCGAAGAGGATTGGGAGGTTATATTCCCACCCGAGGATGAGGAGGAAGAAAATAACCCCAGCATTGATTTTTGACTTGCATCGGGTCAACGGATCGGTACAATGGGGATCTAAGGCGAAATTGCCTTAGACGATCCTAAGAAGGGAATAAAACGATGATCAAGGATGGTATCAACATCGACGACAACCAGCGTGCGGTTGCCGAAAAATGGGGTTTCGATATTTCCGATGACAGGTTCAACCATTATGTTGTGACCGATCCGGTTATCCGAGCCAGCCTGCCGAAAAGCAATAAAACGATTGGCATCTACGGCGGCCACGCAAACCTCGACGCTTTGCTGGTGCGAGCGGTTGAAGCGCGCAAACTGCGCGATGAGGCTTTGAACGGCAACGGTGCCGCGGCAAGTAATGTCGTTGCGCTGCCCGGCCTGAAGGGCCGCAAAAACAAGCCGAAGGCGCCGGCTTCTGGCGCCGGCAAAACGGTTGCCGAGGCGGTTGCCGAATCGCCGGAGCACGAACCGGGTAGCGAGCCCGAAGGCTGGGAACCGCCGCAGCCGCAGCCCGAGGTTGAGGCGAAGGCCGAGATTGTTCAGCCGCCGGTTATCGAAACCCCGGTCGAGATCAGCGGTGCGGAACTCGATGATACGGGCAAGCGGGCAAAGCCCTCGAAGAAGGAGCCGAAACCGAAGAAGCTGAACCGGTATCTGCGTGCGGCAAGGGTGATCGTCGATAACCTCGATATCACGCCGGACGAGCTTACTACCCCGGCGAACATGTCGCTTTCAACCGCGGCACACATGCTCGAGGCCTTCATTGCCGTTACCTCCTACCTCGCCGGTACCGGGGTGTTGAAGATCCCGGGCCGCAAGGTTGAGCCGGCTACCGGCAAGGGTATCCATTTTCGTGCCCGCGAGCATATCGCCGCGAACCCGAAGATCACCCCGAAGGAGCTTTCGGCGGTGTGCGGCAAGATGACGCCGGAAACCGCTTCCCAGTGTATCATGGGCTTTACTTCGATTTGCCAGGTGCTTACCGAGAAGAAGTGGCTTAAGGCCACCAAAATCAGCGCCGAGTAAAAACCTCCGTCGGGAAAGGCCGGGGCTGAAATTGCCCCGGCCTTTCCTTAGACTTATTGTGTCAAATAAAAGGTAACCACCATGTATGGGAAAAGCTATAAAACGATTACGCGGGAAGCAACGATCGAGGAAACGGTGCTGTTCGCCTATGCGGATATCGGCGAACTTGCCGATGAAATGGGCGAATGGCGCGATAACCTCGAAGAAAAGTTTTCCAACACCCAGAAGTATTCCGATGTTGAAGAGGTAGCCAGTGCCCTCGAGGAATACCGCGAAGAGCCGAGTGCGCTCGATGAAGCCCGGCAGTACTTTGATGGTATTACGGTCGAATATGACATCGGCGTGAAAAAAGACGGGCGCAGCGTACCTTCGCGCGGCGCCCGGCTAGGCAACGCGGTAAGTATGCTAAGCTCAGTTGCCGATTATTTGGAAATGCGGATCGACAACACCGACCCGGAAAAGCCGGCCCGCGGGGAAACCGCCGAAGGGTTGCGTGATGAAATCGCCGCGCTCGAGGGGCTGCGCGATAGCCTTCAGGATACCATCGATAACATCGAAGGGGTTAATTTCCCTGGCATGTTCGGGTGAGCTTCGTGGTCGATTTTTTTCTTTACACGCTGTTTCGCCGCACCCAGGCGCAAACCCGAGTGCTGCCGATTCAGCAACCGGTGCGGCGCAACTTTGTGCCATGGGTCGAATTCGGCAAATGCCCCGATTGCGGAACCGCGGATAAATGGCAGGCCGGGCCGGGCGCAGGTATGTGCACCAATTTTACCTGCGGTGCTTGCGGCTCGAAATTTAATGTAGCCGGTTCGCCCATCCGTGAAATACAGAGGATTGGGTGATGCTTAACATAATGATGGACACCACCATAGGTATTGTCTGTTTTCTATGCTACTTCCTCGGATACCTTGTCGGTAAGCAGGCTATTAGGCGTGATTTGAAAAAGCTGATGATTATTACTGAGAAGGCCGAAAAAGCTGTCGATACTATTAGGAAGGGAATGGAAAACAGTGGAACAGCACCGAAAAAATAATTCAAAAAGTGCTTGACCCACAGAAATGCTCAATGCATAGTCAGCTCAGTTCAACGCTTTCTAAGAAGGGAATACGAAATGACCGCACACGTTGAGACGATGGCCTACGCCGGGGAAACCCCTTGGCACGGCCTCGGAATTCCGGTCGATAACGACATTTCGGTCGGCGATATGCTCGAAAAGGCCGGGCTAAATTGGACCGTGTCCAAGCGCCCGTTGTATTTTCCAAAGGTTGTGGCCGACGGTGCGCCGTCCAAGCTGCGTATCGTACCGGACGAGTTCGCCCTCGTTCGCGATAACGATGAGATGGTGCTTGACACAGTCGGCCCGAGCTTCAAGCCGGTACAGAATTCCGACATCTTCTCATTTTTCAAGCGCTTCGTCGAAGCCGGCGATATGCACATGGAAACCGCCGGTTCGCTCAAAGGCGGGCGGTTTATCTGGGCGCTTGCACGCATCGATACCGGGTTCAACCTTGGTAACGATGAAACCCGCGGCTACCTGTTGCTTTCCTCGCCCCACCAGTTTGGGTTCAGCCTCACCGTCGCACTGACCCCGGTTCGGGTTGTTTGTTGGAACACGATCAACTATGCCCTCGGGCGCTCGCTCGATGGCAGCAACGGCAACACTTCGGCCCGATTCCGCATGGTTCACAGCCGCGATTTCAACGACCAGGTGAAGGCGGAAGCTGAGCTTGCCCTCGGGCTTGCCGGCGAGCAGATGAAGGAGTACGGGCATATCGCCGAGCTACTTTCTTCGCGGGTTGCCAAGGAAGCGGACACCTTCGATTTTTTCCGGTCGGTGTTACGGATCGAGGAAACCGAGGATGATACCGAGGAAGCGGCGGCGCAGGCGGCCGAGGAGGATAACCGGCGCATGCGGCGGTTGAAGGAAGCACTCGCTACCGCGCCGGGGCAAAACCTTGATTCCTCCCGCGATACCTGGTGGGGCGCTTACAACGCCGTGACCTACGTTGTGGATCACGAAGCGGGCCGCACCCAGGACAACCGGCTGTTTTCGGCCTGGTACGGGCAGGGCTCGGCCACCAAGCGCCGGGCGCTCGAACTAGCGGTCGAATTCGCCGGCGCCTAGCGCGTATAACCGGATGTAGCCCGGCTGGGGGAAAAAGCCGGGCTACGCTGCCCCGTCGCATATTTTCACTTAGGGAACCTACCAAATGACTGCACTAGACACGAATCCGGATCCTGATTGCCTGGTAAAGTTGCGCAGTTTGATGCGCACGGTGATCACCGTGCACGGCGGCAGCCTATCCGGGGAAAGCCTCGAATTCTTCAAAAAACTAGTTGCTAGCGAGCCCGATCGTGATGAATTGATATGGGCTTTTTTGTGCAAGCACTTCGATCGGGAATACCGCGAGCTGTTTTTAGCTGTGCGGCGAATGATGATCGATGAAGGGTTTGTTATGGCCAAGGCCGCCATACCCGAAACACCAAAAGACCACCTAGCACTTGCCGATGCCAGAACGGGTACAGATACGGTTTCGGTGGCTGGTGAAGACTTGAAAGCGGATATCGCTGCCGAAGGGGCCGAGGAGGGTAAAGGCGCCGACAAACCTAGACCTTCCTGGTGGCCGCCCCAGAAACCTTCTCGCAAAACTTACGCCGGCATAGCGGAAATATCAGGCCGGGTCGGTATTAGCCGACTTCTCAGCTTTACGCAGATCCACGGTGTGCCGCTTTGCGATGTTACCCTGGGGGCAGCCCGCAAATGGGTGCGCGATACTTCGGCGGATGTACGGTTTGTCAAAATGCTTATTGCACCGATGACCGACGTTAACCAGCCGATAGGCGATTACTACAAAAATTCAGAGGCGGAAATTGAGCGGGTTTACAGAATGGTGTATAAGTTTAAAGACACGGCCTAACCGAATCGGAGCAGGAAAGACCAACGGGCGGTTGTCGAAAAGACCTAAAGGATCATGTCTTTTCTGTTCCGACCTTATCGAGGAAGTGTTGACCAGTGAATCGGTGTCGAAAAGACCTGAAAATAGGTGTCAATACTTTCTCGACCCACTTTTATCCCTTTCGGAGTAGGAAAGACCAGAACGAGACTGTCGAAAAGACCCTTTGGTTTGTGTCTTTCCTATTCCGAACTTCATCTAGGAAGTGAGTGCTGACCTTGTAGCGTCTGTCGAAAAGACCCGGGAGCTGATGTCAATACTTCCTCGACCGATCCCCTAGGTGCAAAGACCATTCGGCCATTGTCGAAAAGACCATCGTCTGTGTGTCGTTGCCCTAGGGAACTTGTAACTAACCTGAGAAGGAGTTTGAGCCTAATGCCTAGAACCTCGAAAAAGCCAAAGCAGGAAACCGTTATCCCGAAGATCCCCGATACCCTCGAAGAGATCATTAGCGAGCTGGTGTCAGCGCAAGGTATACGCCGGTTTGCGATTCGGCAGCAAATACGAACAGAAAACGCTACGCTTGATTTTATTCGTCGAAGTCTTGGTTTTAGTACCTATATCGTGGATGAGGGGGTTCGCAAAGACTTTGTCAAGCGCGCAAGGGCAATACGGAAAGCTTTTGCCGAGGGTGAGGAGCTGCCGGAACCGATAAAGTTTGACGTCTTTAAGATTATGATTGCCGGTGAATCCAGCCGCGGTCATTGGGACAAAATGCGGGCGGACACCGAGGCTTATATGGAAGCCTTGGCGGCTAAGACCCCCGGCGCCGCCTTTGTTGCTAAGACCTCCGGGTTCGGTTTGAAGGGCCTTGCGGTTATCATCGGCGAGGCCGGCAACCTATCGAACTACCGCAAGAAAGCGCAATTGTGGACGCGCCTGGGGCTTGGCGTGCGCGATGGCAAGCGGCAGGGTTCGGTACCTATCGGTCTTAGCCGTGAGGAGCGTGCGGAAACCTGGAGCGGCCGCAAGTACAACCCGCACCGCCGCGCGGAAGTTTATGCCTTTATCGACGACACCATGTTCAAGCACCAAAAGCCCGGCACCCGGTATCGCGACTATTACGATCTGAAAAAGGCCGAGTACACGGCGCGCAAGGTGCACTATGCTGACAAGTGTGCCCGGCGGGCGATGGCGAAGCTGGTAATCGGTCGTTTGCACGCAGCCTGGCGCGCCGCGGATGGTATTGAGCGGCCCGTCCCGATAAAAGCCGCGGCATAAGCAACAGAACACCCAGGTATGTTGACCTCCGGCAGAATGTCGAAAAGACCTGTGGATACTTGTCAATGTACCTGAGTACCTTTTGGGGAAGTGTGTTGACCACAGCAACACTGTCGAAAAGACCTATACGAAAGTGTCAATACTTCCTCAACCCAACCCGCTACCCGAATACGTTGTCCTGTGTCATAATGTCGAAAAGACCTGCACGACAATGTCGGCGTATTCGGGTTCCTTTTCCCTCGGCTTATCGACCTGAGGCCATCTGTCGAAAAGACCTATACGAAGGTGTCGGTAAGCCGGGGGAACTTTGAAAATAACTCGACTTTTGAGTTGCGTATGGTCGCCATCATGCTAATATGAGTCTACTTGCTTTTCCTAAGAAGGCAAACAGATATGACACAAACCACCGCTTCATCCAAGTATGGCGATTATCGCCCTACTGCCTGTCTGGCAGGCTTCTGCTACGAGGATGGCTTTATGTTGACCCGTCGGGAATATGACGCCGCGTTAACGGCTCTTTTTGTCGGTTATCAGATTAAATGGAGCGAGCTCCGCGCCCACGCAGAATGCCAAAGGCATAACCGGCATACTCGATGAAGGTGCGATATGAAAACCAATTCCGATTTGCAGCGATGGACCGCCGAACAGATAGCAAAGGCGGAGGAATTCACCGCCTGCATGTTTTTAGGCTCAGGGCGCTTTGAGGTGCGGCGGGCCGGCACCCTTCAAGGGGCGCGCCGGCACCGTTCCCGCATGCTTGCGGAATACGCCGGCCGCAACTTCGGCAGGGGTGTTATGATCTATGCCCTTGTCAACGGCGGCACGCTTTCAATTCATGTCGAATAGTTAAATCCATGCTTATCCGGTTAACGCCCAATGGAGCTAGATGTTGATGACGAAAATTCTTTATTCGCCGGGCTTTGGTGCTGGCTGGTCTACCTGGGCGCACAGCGACAAGCCCGAGTTCGTGAAGTT